TGCAACGTGCTGCACAAGAATCGTGCTCGCTGAGTTGTTGCACGCTGCCAAAACAGTGCCAGAACAGTCAACATTGCGGGAGATCAAACTCGTGGAGGTGCAGCATGACAAGTTCGGTGCGATGCAACGTGCTGCACAAGGAATACTCGACGCGCCAGATGGGAACGACCTTCCTTCCCCTTCTTCCTCAGATCGTGAACGCGCCAATAAATCGGTGAGTGAGTTGACCAGTGTGCAACATCATCCAGAGACCAAACATATGATTGAGCCTCATGCAAACAGGGCGGCCTCGCACTAACACTCTTCCGAGGACTTGTTGGTCGAGGACGTCACTCAAAACTCGTAAGCATCCCGCCAGGTGGATGAGGTGGTAGGTCAAGTTTTGGCCAAAGAGGATGACGGGACACTTTAATCCAAAGAGGTGATCTTTGGTAAGGTCAGGGTGAAGATCCAGGAAGTGACACCCGCTAGAGTGAATTCGGGATTGACAGTTTATACAGAGGGGGCTGGTGATCTGTATTTCGCAGAGTGGACATTGCTTGAAGCTTCCGCTGAGCACAATCCCCACATCATCGCAAAAGAGCTGCTTTAAAGCAAACAGGCCATAGTATTGTCCACTTTGTTGTGTGCTGCAGTGTTGTGCGCCTTCAATGAACCTACAGTCACAGCAGGTGTCACTGTGGCGGTGCCGTAAGGAAGACTACAGATGGTGCTTAGTGAAGCCAGTGCGCGCAACACTCGATCACTGGGATTGCCCACGCCACTACCGTTGAACCTATAAGGTTACGAGCAACTTGCAAGGGCTTGGATCAATCACGGTCTGCACGAGAGACAAGAACACGCGTCAACGTCCATTAACTTGCATGAGAAAGCGGCCCAAGACAGGCGCCTCGCACTGGTCAAGGCGTTCAATATGACCATGGAGGTGGACAATGTCATCTACATTGGGGGACTGCCAGCGCGTGAGAAAGCTTATCCAGGGGTCAAAACCATTTACGTTAACCCCTGCAATGACAGCAAAGATTTTAAATTTCATGGTTCATCTGTGCACCAGACCGCTGTCCACTATCGTGGCAGGCTTCAGGATATCCCCAGAATTGAAAGAACTGGTCGGTCACTGTTCGTTGCCATCAACTCCACCTATTATATTGGTGATTCAGTGTTGCGTCACGCACGCCAAGGTGACGTTGTGTTCACTGTGGACTTAGATCTTAGGTTCTCCACCATTGAATAATTGAGCACTATGTCCTCAATGTGCACCACCTTGGAATGCGGACCTTGGGGCACAACGATGACGATAGGCGGCACTTCTGATAAGTACCAGCATGGGTCAGCCAGCATAGCCGATTTCTCCACGTACACAAACTATGGCAGGACTCTGCAGGCGCGAGACAAATCCAAGATGGGCCACACTTCAGTGCATCGTTGGACAGTGTTCGACGTGATTGACATTCCAAGATGCTAATGTTCTTCACCGCAATGTGCACACCGCATTCTTATGGATGAATGCTAATACTATCCGACCGGGTACAACATGATGGGTTAGAGCAAAGATTCATCCAAGGGCGCCGTTGCTGCGGATTGCTTGCCCAACAGGATCACTTTACTCGATGGCCAGTTGGTACCCGCCAGATG